TATTGGACACAGCACGGAATTACGGTGGCTATCCGTCAAGGGTGGCGGTGTTGGCGGTCATTGGTCTGACATTAGGTCTGTCAGTGATGTGGCTCCCTCTCCTATACCCTTCTTAAAGACTGTCGATAGTGACATGACTGCTTACCGACAAGGTAAGACACGAAAAGGTTCTTATGCTGCTTACATGGACATAACACACCCAGATATTATTGAGTTCATTAACATACGAGTACCAACAGGTGGTGACCCTAATCGCAAGGCGTTCAATATACACAACGCAGTGAACATTACTGATGCGTTTATGGATGCAGTAACCTCAGGTGGTCAGTGGGACTTAATAGACCCTAATGATAAGACAGTTAGGGATACATTACCTGCAAGAGAACTGTGGGAACGTCTAATTGAGACACGATTCCGTACTGGAGAGCCATACCTTAACTTTATTGATGAAGCTAACAGGCACTTACCCCCAGAAATGCGTGAGAAAGGTCTTACTATCAATGGTTCAAACCTTTGTAATGAAATTCATCTACCGACAAACGAAGATCGGACAGCAGTCTGTTGCCTGTCAAGTGTAAACCTTGAGTATTACGAGGATTGGAAAGAGACCACTATGGTGTCTGACCTCATAACTATGCTAGATAATGTAATAAGTTTCTTTTGTTTCCATGCTCCCAAAGAACTACGTAAGGCTGTCTACAGTGCTACACAAGAGCGTTCTTTAGGACTAGGGGCAATGGGTTTCCACAGTGCATTACAGCGTGTGGGGATACCTTGGGAGACCCCTATGGCTACTGCCTACAATACTGAGATGTTCACTCATATAAAAGCACAAGCAAGAGCAGCATCAGTGCACCTAGCAGAAGAACGTGGTTCATGTCCTGATGTAGATGGAATACGCAACTCACACTTATTAGCAATAGCACCTAACGCCAACTCATCAATCATTGCTGGTTGTTCAGCATCAATAGAACCTCTTAAATCTAATGCATTTACCCATCGTACAAGGGTAGGCGCTCACTTAGTTAAGAATCCATACCTATCAAAAGTACTTGAAGACCACAGTGACAGCCCTGAATGGATTGAAGCTCAGTGGAAATCAATAATACTACATGAAGGTAGTGTACAACACTTAGAATGGATGGATGAATGGTTTAAACAAATATTTAAAACAGCTTTCGAGCTTGACCAGCGGTGGGTTATAGACCATGCAGCAACACGACAGCCCTTTATCTGTCAAGGACAGTCTGTAAATTTATTCTTTCCTGCTGGAACCGACAAAGCGTACGTAAACGAGGTGCATATTCGTGCATTTAACAAGAAATTAAAGGGACTTTACTATCTTCGAACAAGTGCAGGTGCTAAGGCTGACACAGTAAGCTTCAAGCCTACCCGTGTAGCACTAAAAGACTACGCAGTTGAAGAAGATGAGTGCCTATCATGCCAAGGATAATTAATAAATGAGCTTACTAACTGCATCACCAGCCTTTAAACCCTTCAACTACACCAGTTTTGTCACACAATCAATCGAACATGACAAATTACATTGGGGTGAATGGGAGTGTGATCTTAATGAGGACGTAGTACAGTGGAAATCTGGTAAGATTTCTGTGTCAGAGAAGAACTTTATCACCCAAATCCTGCGATTATTCACACAATCTGATGTGATAGTAGGTGGTAGTTACGTAGATGTGTTCCTACCCCGTATTAAAAACAATGAAGCACGTATGATGATGCTATCTTTTGCACAAAGAGAGACAATTCACATGAGATCTTATGCGTTACTCAATGACACCTTAGGTTTTCCTGAGGCAGAGTACACAGCATTCCTAGAATACGAAGCTATGGCAGACAAACTTGAATTTATGCAAACATTTGACCCAGATACTAAGCAAGGTTTAGCTAAAGCACTGGCACAAACTGTGTGTAACGAAGGTATGTCACTGTTTTCTGCATTTGTAATGCTGTTAAACTTCCAAAGGTATGGTAAGCTCAAAGGAATGTGCGAGATTGTTGAGTGGTCTATTCGTGATGAGACAATGCATGTCGCAGGTATGACTGAATTGTTCCGAACATTTACACATGAGAACCCGGAGGTTGTTAATGATGAGTTTAAACTATCTATTTACGAAATGTACAGGACTGCTGTCCACCTTGAAGACAAAGTTATTGACCTTGCGTTTGAAATGGGACCTATGGAGGGCCTTACGTCAGAAGAAGTCAAGTGTTATATCCGATATATCGCAGATCGAAGACTAACTAACTTAGGACTCAAACCTAACTGGGATATCCAAGAGAATCCATTACCTTGGTTAGATTGGGTGCTTAATGGAGACAGTTTCAAGAACTTCTTTGAAGGTCGTGTCACTGACTACAGCGCAGATGGAATGTCTGGCTCCTCTTGGGGCTGGTAGAATAACTAATTGACCTAAGCAAGGTCACTGTAAACTGCTTAACAGTCTGGGAGGACTGACTATGACTACTAAACTAATTTGGGATCTAGAAACTAACGGACTTATCCCTGAAGTAAACAAGATATGGTGTCTTGTAATGCAAGATATCACCACAAAAGACATCTTCTCTTACTCAGATTACGATGACAACCTTCCTTCACTAGAAGAAGGTCTCCAGAAGCTCTCAGAAGCTGACCTAATAGCAGGTCACAACATAATTGGATATGACCTACCAGTTCTTAAAAGACTCCTAGGATGGGAACCTAGGCCCTCTCAGACTGTATGGGATACACTGCTAATGTCACAGCTATGTATGTTCCAACGCACACACAGGCATGGCCTTGCAGGTTGGGGTGAGTTCTTCAAGTATCCAAAAGGAGACTACAATGATTGGACTAACTACAACCAAGAGATGCTAACCTATTGTATACAAGACGTTACATTAAACACTAAAGTATACGAAAGACTATCAAGAGAAGCGTCAATACAAATCAAAGCACGTCCACAGTTTAAGCAAGCCTTGAACCTAGAGCATGATTTCGCAATAGTTAATGCTGAGATCACAGCTAAAGGTTGGTTGTTTAATATGCCTAAAGCTAAAGAACTTAAGGAAAATCTTACATGGAAATTACATGCCATTGAGGATGAGCTTGAGCCACAGCTAGGTAGTGTATGTATGCTCAAGGGTAGTAAGGAAGTAGATAAGATTGTTAAGAAGAATGGTGACTACTACAAACTCATAACCGATTGGTATGATTTAGATGTAAACACTAAGGCTTCTGATAGTTTTATCACAGGACCTTTCTCTCGTATAGAGTTCAGTGAAGTACGACTAGGTCAGCTTGCAGAGGTAAAGAAGTACCTCTCTGACATTGGTTGGAAGCCTGATGATTGGACCTTTAAGAAGGTAGCAGGTAAGTGGATAAAGATGTCACCAAAGCTAACAGACAGCTCCCTAGAACCCCTAGGTATCGTTGGCAGTATGATCAGTGACTACTACATGCTACGTCAAAGGTTATCTATGGTTGATAACTGGATAGAGATGGTAGCTAAGTGGGGTGATGGTAGACTGCATGGTGATATGTTTACCATAGGTACACCTTCATTTCGTTGTCGTCATCGTGGCATCGTTAACATACCCGGAGTACACTCACAGTACGGTAAAGACCTAAGAGCTTTACTTACATGTGAGCGTGGTCATAGGTTAGTGGGTGCTGACTCTGCTGGTAATCAGTTCAGAGGTCTAGCACACTACATGGGTGATGATGACTTCACAGCATCTGTAGTTGTGGGTAAAGAATCTGACGGTACTGATGCTCACTCACGAAATGCTGCCATACTTGGCATCTCAAGGACAAAAGCTAAGAGCTTTATATATGCTTACTTATTTGGTGCAGGTGTTGCTAAGCTTGGTGAAGTTATCACTGGACTTAAATCACCCAAGGCTGGTAAGGAAGCAGATGCTAAGTTCAAAGCAGCGTTCCCTAAGCTTAAAGACCTAAAGGACTCCTTAATATCTGAGTATAATCACAACAAGATGAAGACCGGGATTGGCTTTATCATAGGCGCTGATGGTAGGCGAGTTGTTGTAAGCTCAGAACACCAACTACTCAACTACTTACTTCAAACACTAGAAGGTATCACATGCAAGTCTGCATTAGTGTACCAGTACAAGAAGATTAAAGAGTTAGGTATCGAAGGTACATACCCTATCTTGTTCTATCATGACGAGACTGCATGGGTTACGCCTACTAAACATTCTAAAACTGTATTAGATATATCTGTAGCTGGATTCCGTGAGGGACCTAAGTCTGTAGGTGTTACCTGTATGGATGGAGATGGGAAGATCGGTATTAATTATGCAGAAATCCATTAATAGAAAAAGAACCTGCAAAGATTGTAGTGAAACATTAGTTGTTGGTTTTAATTGGACTGAAAATATGTCCATTAAATACAATTATATATGTAGACAATGTAATGTAATGCGTACCTTAGCTCGAAGAAATAATGACCAATCATACCGAGTGACTACAAGACTAGCTAATAAGATGTGGAAACGAAGAAACAGAGGTGCTTGTAATGCCACTAACAAATTAAGGAACTCAAATAAAATACAAAGAACGCCTAGCTGGGCTGACTTAGAAGCTATAAAAGAAATCTACAAAGAAGCGGCAAGGCTCAACAATATTCATGGGCCTGGAGCTTACCATGTAGACCACATAATCCCCTTACAAGGTAAAAATGTATCGGGGTTTCATGTAGAGTATAACTTACAGATCCTAAAAGCATCTGACAATTTACTAAAGAGTAATAAGTATGTTCAATAATAACGATGCAGTATACGAAATGTTTAACAAAAGCTGTATGACAGAAGAGATGGAGTTCGACAAGTGTTTTATAGACGCTGACTCAATCATATTCCGTATAGCAGTTACAACAGATTCAATCACACAAGCAAAGAGTTACTTTGACAAAGCACTTGATGCAGTCATGCGTGACACAGGTAGTATCAAAGGTTATGTTGCTGTCAAAGGTAAGGGTAACTTCAGGTACGGTATCTCTGAAGACTACAAAGGTAACCGAAGTAAGACAGAGATAGATCCTAAGGTAGTCGAAAGACGTAACGCAGTTACAGAGTACGCTTGGGAAACTGGATGCTTTAAGTCTGACAACTGTGAGGCAGATGATATAGTATCTATCTGGGCGCAAGAGGCTTATGAAGCTGGTGAGCATTACGTTATAGCACATATCGACAAGGACATTGACATGGTCCCCGGTTGGCATTACAACTTCAACAAGAAGACACAATACTTTATTGACGCTGACCAAGGTCATTATAAAATGTGTATACAAATGCTAACAGGTGACAGTACAGATAACATTCATGGACTTAAGGGCATAGGCCCTAAGAAAGCCGAGAAGATCTTACAGGGTGTCGCTACTAAAGATATGCTTGAGACTGTAGCTAACGCATGGCGTGACCACAATCCACGTGATTGGAAACCTAAGCTTGAGACCTGCTTTAACTTACTGTACATGCGCAGGAATTGGGATGGGTTTCGTAGGTTAACTATTGAAGAGGTCTTTGCAGATGAGTAGAGCTAGTTGGAAGAAAGTAGGTGATTCGATAGAGATGCACAAGATAAAGATAATCACAGTGCATGAAAAGTCTTGGTTACACTACTACAAGTATGGTGTTGACTCTTGGTACGAGGATTGTGAAGGAGACACTATGCCAGCTGAGTGGGGTTTCTGCCTACATATGCAACCTATATCTGAAGACATGTGTGACCTACTGAAAGCATCTGGTATGCGTGAGGATGATAGTTACAAAGGTGATTTAGATGAGTTTATTAAACTGGTAGAAAGGGATACTAAGTCATGAGCCTTGGACACTGGTCTTATAATGGAGAATCCTTTGAGGTTGACGATTACTTTGGTTTCATATATCTTATAACTGTATCTGTACCTGACGGTAACCCTATAAGATACGTAGGTAAGAAACAGTTCCATTCATATAAGAAAACCAAGAGAGACAAAGAGTCTAACTGGAAGTCGTACACAAGCTCCTCCAAACATATCAATGAACTAAAAGTAAATGGTTCTGAATTGTCTTACGAGATCATTCAATTGTTTGAAACAAGAGGTGGCTTGTCAGCAGCAGAGTGTAAAGTCCAATGGTACTTAGATGTTCTCACAGAGAAATGCCTGTTAGGTGTACCTCTGTATTTAAACAGACAGATAGGTGCAATTAAATTTATTCCAAAAGAAGCAATATCAGATGAAACAAAAACAAGACTTGACGAAATCTACAGAAGCGGAAGATTACTTATTGAAGCCAAAGGAGAAGAAACAACAGAGACTTGATGCTAAGTCCAAAGCAAGTACCAGACGTACTGATACTAAATCCTTAAAAGAAAGTAGGTGGAACTGATGAGTGACTCATTCACTAAACACTACCCATGTAACCATTGCGGATCATCAGATGCAGTAGCACTGTGGTCTAATGGTAGAGGTAAATGCTTTGCATGTAACAAGCCAGCATTCTTAGATCAATATGATGACACAGTAGTGTCAAAGTTTAACCCAACTAAACAACGAGAGTACGATATGAGTGGCGATTCACTTCAAGATATACAAAACTATGACAGTGCAGGTGTACGTGAGCGTGGTCTAACTAAGACTGCATGTGACGAGTACGATATGAAAGTATCTTATGACTCTAATGGTACAATAAATGCACACTACTACCCATACACAGTGAAGGGTAAGATAGTTGCGTACAAGAAGCGCACACTCCCTAAGGAGTTCCGTGTTGTAGGTGACCTAAAGAATGCTAAGCTTGAACTGTTTGGTCAGTCTAAGTTCCAGCCCGGTGGTTTCAAGGTGATCATAACTGAGGGTGAGCTAGATGCTATTGCAGTTCAGCAAGCTATGCTCACTAAATACAAGAAGACATACCCAGTAGTTTCTCTACCATCCTCATCTAACATGAAGATACTTGTGGCTAACCGAGATTGGTTACGATCATTTAAGGAAGTCATCTTAATGTTTGATCAAGATGATGCTGGAGATAAAGCAGTAGCAGAAGCAGCTAAGATAATTGGTTGGGATAAGACTAAGGTCGCATCTCTGTCTGCCAATGACCCATGTGATGCACTGGTGGCTAACCCAACTGAGATTATAAGTGCTGTGTTCAGTGCACGAAGCTACACACCAGCAGCTATTGTACGTGGTGAAGCTATCTGGGAAGCATACGTAGAACGTAAATCTGTGGAGTCTGTACCGTACCCTAAGTGTCTTGAAGGTCTTAATGCAAAGCTAGATGGTATGCGTAAGGGTGAGATTGTATTGTTCACATCTGGCACAGGGTCAGGTAAATCAACAATGATTAAAGAAATTATACTAGAACTGGAGGATAATACAGATGAAAGCATTGGCCTTGTATCTCTTGAAGAAAGCATTGGAGATTCTGCGGAGAAGTTTATCAAGATGTTTACACCTTCAGACCCAACTGTTGAGCAAGAACGTGCTGCATTTGAAAGAGTATTTGGTAATGAAAGGCTCATCCTGCTCGACCACAACGGAGCTGTGTCTGATTCTAGTCTCATTGATCAAATTGAAAACCTATGCTTGCTTGGGTGCCAGTATATCATCCTTGATCATATCACCATTGCAGTTTCTGAAGGAGCTGACGGAAAGACAGGTAACGAAGCTATAGACTCCGTCATGTCTGACCTACTTAAGATAGTCAAGAAACATAACGTATGGCTAGGTCTTATCAGTCACCTCAGGAAATCACAAGGTAAATCTTTTGAAGAAGGACACCTGTCATCTATTGATGATATCAAGGGTTCAGGTTCGATTAAACAGATTAGCTTTGATATAATTACATTCTCTCGTAACTTAGTGGCAGAAGATGAAGATGAAAGAAACACAATTAAACTCCGAGTACTTAAGTCACGATTCACAGGACGAACTGGAGACTGCGGATCAGCATACTATGATACCAGAACTAACAGACTCAAAGGACAAGAGGACTTCCTCGAGTACACTGGGTGATCAAGAGAAGTCTACTGCTGGTGTAGAACGTATAACATCATACATAAAAGAAAGATGTGAGGGTAATACCTTCCGTGGGAGGCCCCCAGAAGGGGCCAGATTAATCTCTTCAATGATACCCTACGGATATACCTACGAGAAGCTAACTGTAAGGGCCGTAGCAGGTGCTGTGGCAGCTTATCAAAAGTCCAGAAGGTCATCGGCTAACCCCTTCAAACTAACCGTCACATCGTCTGTGATAGGCTTACAGGTGCTATCTTCTTTAGGGGTACTCAACACTAACCATCAAGAGATTTTAGCAGTGGGTGACTTATACCTAGAAGCTTTTCTACAACTAGGTTATATACATATCGAAAGGGAGTACAAAGGGTTCCGAGCACCTTACATTATCAAGTTGCTAAGTACATGGGCAGAGCTTGGAGACCTACCCCCTGAGTACATAAAGAGTACACTTATAGGTACGTCCTTTACACCACCAAAAGACATTATGTCCTTGCGTAATGAGTTCACTAAGAGACCTTACATAAAACGTATGAGTTCAGAGGAGGACTTTAAGCAGCTTATAGGAGCACCTTTTATTACTGCCCTTAACAAGCTGCAACAAACACCGTGGAGGCTTAACAGTACAGTGGCTAAAGCCTTAGAGACTAACCTAGGTCTGTTCATAGATCTTGAAGATCAGTCTATAAAAGCTAAGTCAAAAGCTATAGAGATGAAGTTTGTTATATCTAAGGTACATGCCATAGGTCTACGTGACTTCTATCAAATGGTAGAGTGTGATTATCGTGGGCGTGTTTACTACACTGAACCATTCTTAAACTTCCAAGGGTCTGATGTATCCAAGGGATTGTTTGAGTTTGCCTATGCAAAAGCTATGGATACTGAAGGTTACAGGTGGCTGTGCATACACACAGCTTGTTCTTACAATCAATCATATGAATTAGAGGAACTACCAGAATGGATAACAGCGGATTACAGAACCTATCTTCAAGACGAAGGATTATCCACAATATCAGTAGACAAGATGACGCTAAAGGACAGGGAGTTGTGGACGTTAAACAACCTGACTTGGATAAACCTCTTAGCGGATGGACAAAGCTTCAGGACAGAGGCAGAAAAACCAGTTAGCTTTCTTGCTTGTTGCTTAGATGTAGCTGGATATAATCATTCTGTGCTAAACAATACAGTACACATGAGTCGTACCCCTATCCCGGTTGATGGTAGTAACAATGGGTGGCAACACCTAGCGGCTATATCCAAGGACAAGGAAGCTGGTGAGCTAGTATCCTTAGTACCAAGTGAGATACAAAAAGACTTCTATGTACAAGTAGCTAAGCGATTGATAGACAGGATGCCTGAGTGGTTTGCAGAACGTAACATACCAATGAAGGCTATAAGGAAAGGCATAGCAAAGCGTGGCTCTATGACTAGGGCTTACTCTGCTGGTCAGAAAAAGATTGCAGCAAACATGTACTACGACTGTAAGGTTGAAGGTTATGATAAGAAGTACAATATCACAGAAGATGACTGTACCCCTCTGTCAAAACAACTTATACTTGCAATCAACGACACCTGCGTAGGTCCCTTAAAGACCATGAAGTTTATACAGAAGATGACTGATCATATCTTATCAACAGGTGAGACATGTACACGTTGGACAACTCCCTCAGGATTCCCAGTGTTGTACGAAGTGTGGCGTCAGAAGAATATAACTGTACGCAGTACCATACGTGGCCTTGGTCAAATAGGTCACAGCATCAAGATACCTTACATCACTTCCAATGGTGACTTGTTGCCGTGTAGGAGATCGTTTGCGTCTGGATGCTCACCTAACTTTATTCACTCAATGGATGCAGCACACATGGCTAAAGTTATTCAGAGTTTCTCTGGAGACTTCGGAGCTATACATGATTCCTTTTCAACTCATGCATGTGATGTGAATAAATTAATTGACCACACCAAGTGGCAGTTTGCCATGATGTACAATAGCACTAACTTCTTTACTGCCATAGAGCAGATGTTGTTAGAGACCCGAGAGGGTTATGAACTTAAACAACCAGAGTTAGGATCCTTAGATATATCTGAGATCATATCTTCTGATTACTTCTTTTGTTAAAGGATAAATATATGAGTAACGTAACACAATTCCCAGATAAGTATGTAGCTGAAAACGATATGTTAAATGAAGTGGGTGACCTTGTATCTAAGTACAATGGTAAGATAACCAATGTAGCAATGCTAGGTGTATTGCAGTCAACAGCAAACTTTGTTTTCCTCTCTATTGCAGAGCAAGCTATCTCAGAGGATGAGGATGATGTATAAGATATTTGAGGAGATTGAACTTAAAGTTATTGATTGGGGTCACATCAAGGGTATCCTTGGTAACCTTAACACAGATGCTGAGAAGCATGTGCGTATCCAAAAACAATTAAGTAAGTTTGAAGAAGAGTCGGTTGAAATGATTGATGCCATCTCTTCTGGAGATATAAATAAAATACGAGATGAGATGGGCGATGTCCTTGTGACTCTTGTAATTCAATCAAACCTATGGGGGTTAGGCTTAGCAGAATGCTTAGACGAAGCCTATAATAAAATATCTGTGCGCACTGGTCGTATGGTTGATGGAGTATTTGTAAAAGATGAATAATGAAAAGAAGTCTTACAATATAGTTCCGGGCATTGACGACATGGAGTACGTTGAGATGTACAATCTTGACCCAACCCTTGCTTACACACCCGAAATAAACGAAGCAATCCTTAGTAAAGTTTGGGATGATAACTACGCAGGTGCTCTGTCAGAGGGACTATCTGATGAGGAAGCTAAAGCTTATGCTGAATCAGGTAGGAAAGCTGGTCGACTTACCGTAGCTAATGCTATGTCAAACTAATATAAATAAAATAACCCCCAAGTATACGTAATGTATACCTGAGGGTAATGCCCTTTGGGTTCCTTAACGGAACCTTGAGGGCTTTTTTATTATTATTTATTGTTATCAGTTAAAGTTAAACTCTTTAAGACCATCAACTGCAAACTCATGGATGATTGGTTTAGAACCTAAGGTGTTAAGGATAGTGGTTCGTCCTTTCTTAGCTTCATTACCAATCGCCCTGATACGTGCAATCTTACCCATAGTTCGTGGTGTAAACTTCTGAAAAAGATCAGCGAGTTCTCTGTTAGTTAGCATGTGACTCCTGTCATTTAAAGACCTAAGTTTAGAAGAACTTAACGATGTGTTCTGAGTTCTATTATCAAACAGAGCATCAAGGTCAGTGAGTAACTTATTAAGAGTAGCTAAACTCTTTGAGTCAGAACTTCTGTAGTATACGAGACCACCTTTCTCTTCCTTAACAAGCTCTGCCGCTAGGCCAACAACATACTCAGCATGTTCTCTATCTTCAACAAGACCTTCTGGGTCTTTCGCAGCAAGAGCATTGATCCTAGCCTTACCACGCGCATGTGATTCAGCAGCACCATCAGCAAGAGACTTGATAAGATCGTACTTAAGGTTAACATTAACCCAAGTCTGATTAGATAGCTTAAGGAGTGGTATGAAAGAACCCAAGTCTCCAATGAATGCATCATATATTAATGAAACATAAGGTACTTGAGATCCTGCCTCTCTCTGAAGAGCCTTATACATAGGTCCAGACATAAGCTTAGAAAACACAGAGCCATCATTACTTATGATAGCTTGAGCTAGTATACCCTGCCTCATAGAGAAACCACCTTGTGCTGTACGACCTAAAGCAGTTAGCTTCTTTATTGTCATTGGTAGTTCTGCACGTATAGCTTTCTCGTAAGGCTTACCCTTCTCATCTAACTGAGTAGAGGGGTTGTCTGACTTAGGGTCACCAAACCTTCTACCTGCTTTAACTGGGTCAGAGTATTCCATTTGTATAGTGGATCTAACTTTATCACCAGTATCTTGCATAGCTAAAGAATTACTTGAAGTTGTAGTGCCAGTAGCTTTTACAAAACGAATAGGTTCATTAGATAGCATACCAACCTGAGTCATATCTTTAAGAGCTTCTGCAAAAGCAACAATCTCAGGTGAAAGAGTTTCTGTTAAACCCCTAGAAAGTATCTTATGTAAGATCTTACCTGTACCTGCAGTACCAAAAGAACTAATTAAAGCCGCAGCCCTAAGGTTCTCGTCAGTACTTATTGCGTTCATAACTCCACCCAACATACGCTCAATAGCCTGTCCATAAGCAAAAGTCATAATAGGTGGCTTAAGGAACTCATCTTTATTAAGTATAGCTAACTCAAGTAAGTTTACTATCTCAGTGTGAT